TGATAGGCTGGGGCGTCGGGTTATCCGTCCCGTCGACGGTGTTGTCCTCGGCGTGCGAGAACGTGGGCATCGGCCCTGCGTTGGAGCCGTCCTGCGGCCCGTTCTGGGCGATCGTGATCCAGCCAGTGTTTTGTTGGACGAACGGGTCGGCGCTCGACTCGTCGCCGATCTCACCGAGTTCCTGCGTGTCGACCGCGAACTGCTGACTCATCAGTTCGAGGATCCGGTTCGCCAGCTGCTCGCGCTCGGGGTTGTTCTGGAGGTCCTCTTTCGTGAGGTCCCAGTAGACCGACCCCTTCTCGGTGTCGATGTCGACGTAGTCCGTCGTGACGCCCGCGTACTCGCCGGGCGGCGTGTCCTCGTCCTGCCCGCGGCGGAGACGCTCGCCGACGCCGAGTTTCGGGATGCGCGTGCTCGGTAGCGAGACGTCCTCAGTCCGGATCATCTCCATCATGATGGCGTTCTGCTGAACCATCAGGTAGAACTCCTCGAACACCTCGCGCGGCATCGTGCCGCCAGGTCCGAGATCGCCGGTGGTGATCGCCTTTTCGAGCGCCTCGACGTTCTCCTCCGGTGCCGCCGCCATCAGTCGTCACCTCCCACGAGGCCGAGGAACTCAGCCTTTGACGTTCCTTCGGCTTCGGTGTCGCCGTTCGGCTCGGTGGCCTGTTGGCTCATGCCTTTGGCGTCGAGCAGCGAGTCGAAGCGTTCGGTGAGCTTTTGCTGTTGGTCGGTCATGGCGGCAAACTGCTCGTGGAGGTCCTCGACCGTCGGTTCGTCGTCCTTTGCGCTGCCGGCATCGTTCATGACAGCCTTGAACTCCTCGGCAGTCATCTCGGCGACCGTCTTCTCGCCATCCGTGTCGCCCCCGCCTTCTTCGTCGGTGAGTGCGTTGGCGATGGTCTCGAGCGAGTCGGTGATGTCGTCGTTCTGTGCTTCGAGTCGGTCGAACTTGGATTCGAGATCGTCTTCGTTCATATCGGTGGTGTCGGTTGTCAGGGCGGTGTCGTCGCCCGCATCCGCGTCCGTGCTGGTATCCGCCAGCTCGTCTGAGTACGATCCATCCGCGTTTTCGAGGATGTCGGTGAGGACATCAGACTCGTCGCCAGCCCCCCTGCCCACCGTCCGCGAAACCCGCCCGGAGGATGTGCTTCCACGGTCCCGCGAGAGCCACTGTTTCGTCCGGCCGAGAAACCCGCCGCGATCGCCCACGCTACTCGCGGCTTTCGATTTGTTCGCGTTCAGGTACATGGCGAGACGTTTTGCCTCCTCTTCGTCGTGCCCGCGTGCTTCGAGATAGATCCGCGCCGATACCACGTCCTCGGTGAGCATCGGCGCGGCCTTCGTGAGTCGGCGGGCGTCCCGCGGGACGATCGCCCCGCCGAAGCTCGCCGCCTTCGTCTCGCCGTGGACGGCGTCGGGGACGGCTGGCATGTCGACGGTTGAGATCTCGAACGTCCGGAACTCTTTCACTTCCCAAACCGGCACCTCGTCGGGATCGGCACCGTGGTCTTCGAGTTCCGCGGCGACCTCGGGCGGGAACTCCACCTCGTCGGGCACCGCCTCCGGCGAGTACCGGATGTCCGCCTCGATGAGACCGCCGATCGAGTTGCCAGCGAGGATCTTGTCCTTGACGAGACTCCACAGCGTCTCGTCAGTGTAGTGCCACCCCACCAGCCAGGTGCCGGCTGGGAGGTCGCGATCGCCGACAGTCCTCGGTTCGTCGAGCGTCTCCGAGAACGCGAGTTCGATGTGGTCCTCAGGGAAGACCGCGTGCATCACGCCCGGCACGACGTCGCGCTCTTCGATCCGCTCGGCGAGGTCCGCCGCTTGCGCCTCGATCACCTCGCGACCGAAAAAGTCGCCCTGGTGGTCGACGCGATCCGGAACGAGTACCGCGCCGATCCCGATCTTCTCGTCGTCGTCCTTGGCGATGATGTCGACGGACTTCGTGAACTCATCCGCCGCGTCGCCGTCCGTGTCACCCCAGCCACGGTCGAACACGTCCGGCACGGTCTGCGGAGTGTCGGTCTCATCGCGAGCGGTTCCAGCCTCGGTCTCGGTGGTGGTTGGTGGCATCGTTGCTGTGGAAGTTTTGATGTCGGTATTGCTGTGGGTCGAATTAGCCGGGCGGTGCAGGGCGCTAAGCCTCCACCCTCAAGGAAGCCGCGCAAGCGGCTGAACAGGGTGGGGTAGTTCACTCAGTGTACGGGACGGTCGCACAGTAGCAGTTCACACGGTGGCGCATTGGTAGCGCAGGGTCGCCTGGGAAACGGCAAGCCTGCCCGCCAAGCGAGAACTGGCCGCCGACCTCGCGGACCTGCCCGCTCGTCTCCATGTGGGCGATCCGCGACGTCGGCAGGAACGCCGAAAGCCACCGGTGCTCGTTGACATCGGCCTCACGAAAGGCCCCGATCTTCCCGCGCTCGGCCCCGGCATGAACTTCGGTGTGGGCGACCCGCCGGGCCTCGTACGAGCGCATCGGTGGGAAGACGTTCTCGCGGAGTTCGGTTCCGATCTCGCTCGGCGAGAGGTCCGCGCGGTACGCGTCAGCGATCGCGTCCGCGATGTCTGCACTCTGGCGGCCGTGGGTGTATTCGCTCGCCGTCTCGGCCATCTCCCGAAGGGCGTTCTCGGTGCGGGTCGACATCGCCTCAGGCGTGATGTCGAGTCCGAAACGCCGTGCAGCCCCCGACCGACCCGCCACCGCGCCCGAGCGCGTCATGGCTCCGAGCCGGTCGTCGAGCATGGGCCGACGATCGCCGAACACCGCGTCGGTGCGCTTACGGACGAGTGGCGCGCTCACGAGGATCGCCACCGGCGGCGTCGACTCGAGCCACGACGTGATTGCCTGGTGGACGACGACAAGCGCGCCCGCATACGCAGCCGCTTGCTCCGCTTCGGCTTGCTCTTGTTCGGGCGGTTGCTCGGTCTTCGTTCGGCAACGGTGGGCGGGCGGCCCCGACTGTGGGGCGGGAGAGGACGGCACGCTTCGGTCAGTCACCCGTGAGCGCGGGGCGATCGACGATCTGGTAGCCGTGTTCGTCGGCGATCCGCTCACGGATCTCCTCGTCGACGGCTTCGTCGAACGCCTCGCTGCCGACGGGCGCGTTCGGACCGGACGTGCCGGCCGCCCCACCGCCACCCGTGGCCTCTGCGAGTTCGGAAAGTAACATCCCGCCTACGTCGTCGTCGCGTTCTTCGATTCCAAGTTCGTCGAGTGTCTGGTTCACCGTCATCGCGCCCTGAGAGGCTTCGATCCGCGTCTGTGCGATCTCGGCCTCATGGAGGCGGTTCTCCGCGTTGTGAAGTTCGAATCGGAGGGTCCAGTCGGTCACGTCGAGCATCTGGACGTGGATCGTATGATAGAGGCGGGCGGCGTAGTCGTGCTGGCGCGGGCGGATCACCTCTTGGGCGAACTCTTGGCGTTGCTCGCGCGCCGTTGCGTAGTTGGCGGTCTCCCGACCGAGCTCGACCGGCGGGACCTCGTGGACCTTCGCGATGTCGTGTTCGTTCGCTTCGCGGAACTCGGTGAACGAGGCGTCCTCCTCAACGCCGACGGTGAGGGGTTCGATCCGAATCGAGACGTTGTCGTCGGCGTGTTCGTTCGCGACATCGGTGACACCTTCGAGGATCACCCCACGGTGGGCGTTCTCGTTCTGCTTGAGCTTCTGAAAGGTGTCTTTGAGGTCCTGCCAGGCGTCATCGGTGAGCTCACCGTTCTCGACGATGACGGCGAACCGCGGGACGCCGTCGTTGTCGAAGAACGCGGCGTTGAACCGCCGGGCCGCGAGGTCGGCCTCGTAGGTCTGAAGGGCGGCGATGTCGTCGGGGGTGCCGTAGTACGGCGACAGCGGGGTGTAGTTCCGAACCACAAGGAGTTCGTTCGCGACGGTGCCGACTCCCTCGGTGGAGCTGGCCGTCTCGCCGGTGTCGGCATCGGCGAACGTCTTGTCGTCGCCGTAGCGATCGCCTGCCGCACCGAAGTACGTGTCGGCCATGCCCGCACTGTCGAGCTGGACGTAGCCTGGCGCACCCTTCCGGCGGCGCACCGTGTGCGCGGGGACGTGTGCGAGGCCCGTCGGCTTGGCGTCCTCGGCTGCGAGCACTTCGAGCGCGAGCCAGCCGATGTCCTCGTAATCCTCGCGGGCGTGGACGTGGACTTCTTTCGCGGTTGCGGGTTGACGATCCGGGCCGAGCTGGAAGGTCGAGTCCTGACCGAACCAGAAGTCGGTGACGATCTTGCGCGTCTCGTCGCTCGGGTCGTCGGCTTCGCCGTGGGGGACGACCTCAAAGCCATACCCCGCGGTGCCCTGTGCCTTCGCCTGGATGCACGCGGCACGTGTCTCGCTACGCTCGGAGAGGAGCGCCATCTGGTTGGGATCGTACCGTGGCTCGCGATAGTCCCGCCCCGCTGCGAGCGAGCCGTCGGTGCCGTCGTCGGTTCGCTGCTGGCTGGCCGTAGCCTTCTCGGTAGCGTCCTTTCCGGTGCCGTTCCCGTCGACAGTCCGGAGATCCGGATGTTCGTCGGTGTCGTATCCCGCCTTCGCCCACGCATCCTGCGTCGCGGCGTCACCGCCGAACACGCGGCGCTCTCCGTTCTCGCCCATGATTATTTCTCGGCGTGGCGACTGCCCGGCTTCTCCCGGCAGTGGTCGTGGACGCCGCGTTGCTTCTCGAACGGTGTCGGCAGTTCCCCGCCGCACACTTGGCACGTCGCGTCGTCTGGGTTTTCTTTCATGATTGAGGTCAGAAGGTTCGCTTACGAGTGCGCTCTTTCGAGCGAGATTGGCGCGTTGTATCGTCGCTCGCTGCCCAGCACGCCATGATCGCCGCGTCGAGGTAGTCCGGCGACCGGTCGAGCACCTCTTTGATGGTGTCTTTCGAGGTGGCCTTGTAGACCTCGGCTTCACGAGAGCTGTACCACTTCTCCCTGAACTCGATTGCGCGGGCAGCAGCGAGGGCTTCCTCCCGGAGCTTCGGGTGTGAGAAGGCCCCGCCGTTTTGCAAGAACTTTCCGAACAGCGCGAGTGCTTCGGACCATTTGTCCTTGTATTTCTGGTCTTGGACGGCGTTCTCGCCGTTCGAGAAGCGCTCCCGGGGATAGAACGTATCCACGCGATCGGCGAGGCCCGACACCTCGGCGTCGGCGTCGATCGGGAAACGCGCACTCCAGCCGTCGTCGAGAGCGTTGCGGACGTTCTGCTCACCCACGTTGTGATCCTGACCATCCCAGTCGTCAAGGACGTGAACTTCAGGGCCATTTGGTGTAGGGAACTTTCCGGCGATCACGTTCCTGTCCCCGCCCTTCCGGGCGACATCCATCCCGAGACCCTGCGGCATGGCGTTCGCGGCGAGACTCAGTGATTCACGTTGATACGCTGTCTTCACCTGCGCGGTGTAGAACGGACGGTTCGCCGATGCCCCTGCAGGCGGCATCCGGCCGAGTCGCCGTCGGAACCAGCGCTTGTCGAGTGATGTGTCCGTATGTGAGGCCCGGGCCGCATCGACGCCCGGCCACTCCAGCCCGTTGAACGACTGCCAGTCCTGTTTGATCTTCCAGAGCGTGGCGAGCCCGTCGATCTTCTCACCGTTAATCTCCCCGAGTTTGACTTGGACGTTGTGGCTCTCGAAACTCGAAAAGCGCAGTACTTCCCACGTGTCGTCGTTCTCGTCGAGGTCGTGGACGACGTTCGATTCGGTCTCGGGTGGGTTCGCGATCGCCACGACGCGGTCCTGCTCGTCGGAGGCGAGCGAATCCATCGCGTCGACCACCTCGGCGTCGACGTCCTTCTTGTCGGCTTCCTCGATGATCGACAGCGTGTAGGCCGCGTGGACACCCTCAAGTTCGCCGGCGTCCTCGGGGGAAGTCGCCTCGAAGAAGTGCTCAGGGTTCGCCTCGAATTCGATTCGCTCGGGAGTGTGCTTGTACGTTCCCGGGAGGTTCTTGCCGAAGCGGCCGTGCTCGTGAAGGTTCTTGATCGGCTTGCAGTACGTCCGCTTCATCTTCTTCTCGGTCCCCGAGGTGGCAAAGGCCACGGCGGGGTATTTCACGAGCTCCCAGACGATCGTGACTGCCGCCAGGATGTACGACTTCCCGAGACCGTTCGCGGTGACGACGAGTAGTTTGTGGTTCTCGACGATCCCGCGGCAGATCCTTCGCTGGGCATCCGTGACTGTGAGGCCAAGCAGCGTTTCGACGGCGTCTTCGAGCCACGTCGGATCATCGCGCTTGGCCCGCTCAACGAGATCGGCGTACTCCTTGCGGAACTGAGCGAGGAGTGCGGTATCGCTCGTTGATTCGTCTGCGGTCCCGTGCTGGCGGCGGTCGAGCGCGCGCCGAGCGGCCTGCTGGGCCGAACTCGGTACGTTCTCGCTGTCGGTGCTCACGGGGCGTCGCCTCCGCCGTATTCGCCCTGGAGAGTTTCCATCATGGCCGTGGCAAGGTCCGTCAGCGAGTCGGCAGCGTCGCTCTCGGTACTCCGATCGAGATCGTACGCCTTGAGCCAGCGCAGCCGATCGCGTGAGAGTTTTTGTTGAGCGGCAATCACGACCGACTCCTTGTAGCGATAGTACTCCCGCCCGGATTCAGAGACGTGTGTTTCGCGGTCGACGAGCGGGTTGCCCGATTCGGCGAGCGAGTCGGGGCGGTCGGCCGACCAGTTGTTGAGCACGATGTCCTTGACGTGGGTGTTCGCCAGCCGGAACAGTTCGACGTCCTCGCCGGCGAGCGGCTCGCCGTGAAGTGCGGTGAACTCGGCGTAATAGTCGGCGTAGATGTCGTCGACGAGTTCCCGAAGGGAATCCGAGATGTGGTCGTCGTAAAACCGGAATTCATCCATGTACGCGCCGTGGGTCGGTTCAGCACCGTCACCGCCCTCGTTCCCGACGGCGTTCGAGTTGCCTTCTTGCCCGCCGCGCTCACCGTGGTGATCGCAGAGCCCACTCGTCGCGTTGGGGTAGCCCCACCCTTCGACGAGCCGGCAGGGATAGTCGCGGCCGTCCCCGATATACGCGCAGTAACCTTTCTCCCGCGCGTCAGAATCGTATTCAGGCATAATGTCTCGTGTTAGTCTAGTAGGCGATGCCGAGTGCGCTCAGGACGCGCTCGCACCGCTTTGAGGGTTCGTAGCCAGTGATGAACGCCCGTCGTGTTGCCTCGCCGAACGGAATATGTTCGGCCTGCT